ATAGAAGATCACATTAAAAAAGACAAGGAAATTCTTGCCGATCCAAACACATCAGAACCAATGCGTCATCATATTGAGGATGAATTGCATGAGTTAGAAGTATATGAAGAGCATCATCATGAGGAAATAGAAGCAGGAGATCATCACGATCCTAATGCTATTGAATTATTCTGTGAGATGCATCCCGATGAACCAGAGTGCTTAATTTACGACGATTAAAATATGGAGGGAGGGTCACTATTCAATCCTGGATTTCTGGGATCAAGTTTTCATTGGTTTATAGGCCAGATTGCTGATGATTCAACATGGAGAGAAAATCAAAACCCATCTAAGTTTGAAAAGGTTGAGGAGATGCCAGCATGGGGATATAGATATAAAGTTAGAATTGTAGGTCAACACGAGCAAGAAGAATCTGACGTAAGTGCAGAGGATTTACCTTGGGCACAAGTGATGTATCCCATCACTGCTGGTGGTGGTCAAGGTGGATCTTACATGACACCAGCTCTTAAACAAGGAATGTTTGTCTTTGGATTCTTTCTTGATGGAAAGGATGAACAGACACCTATAATTATGGGTTGTCTTGGTAATAATGCCAAGACCAAACTTGAAAGAAAAATGGGAACTGAAGGTAGTGGTGGTAAGAATTTTGTGCCACAAAGTTTCTATTCTATTCAACAAAAATTAGAAGATGTTGCGGATAAGATACTTAAGGATGCAGATCTCGCACCAAAGCAAGCAGGGAATGAAGCATATGCTTCACCATCAAAAGAAAATGTAACGAAAGAATCATCAGATGCAAATAATTTAAAAACTACTGCTGATGAAAAGAAAGATCAAATTCTAGATGAAAAACATGCACTTGCTTGCCCTGATCCAGAGAATCAATCTGAGGTGAAAAATATACAGACAGTCATAGAAAAAATATCTGCTAAGATAGAAAAGTTTCAACAATCTCTTTTAGATGCTGACCTTGCTGCTGGTTTACCTATTCTTGAAAACGATAAAAATATAGATCAAACAATTGAGGAAGGGGCTGAGGAGATGGCAAAATATATGAAAGGAATAATGGGTAAAGTTCAACAGTTCACAACTAAAGAATTTAATGACAAATTATTACCATTAGAAAATATAACTCCACCCTCACATAAATTAGATGTATTAGATAAAAAAGTAAAAGGTCTGGAAAAAATTGCTTGTATGTTTAATAAGTTGGCAGGAGTTGCACTTGTAGGATTACTTGCTGCTGCATTGAAGAATGCTTTTAATAGAAAGAAAAAGAAGGCAGAAAATGCTGCTGCTAATTCTGCCACATCTGAAGCAGGAGTTGTTGGTGTGAGTACATCAGCAGTGATACCTAGTGTTCCTACTTTAGATACACCTGGTTCTAATGATGTTCCACCACCATCTGCTGATGGATTCTATAGACCTACACCTCTTTGCGAAACAGAAGAAATTATTGGTGAAGTATTGGGAGGAACAATTAATACTATTATGTCAGGATTTGATAGTGCAATTGGCCCTGTGGTTGATGAAATTCAAAATTCTCTTGGTGGAACATCTACTGAAACTGGATCAGAAGATAAGGGAACAATTGATCATGCTATCAATGAGAATAATGTTCTTTCATCTTTATCATCTGGAAATTTGGTTTTAAGTTTTTCTCAAACTGTAGCAGATCAAGCAGGATTAGATCCTAATAGTGTTGGAGGTGCAAATCGTTATTGGGCAGATGGAAATTATGGTCGTGGATTACTTGGATTTATTGATGCTGTTGGTCAAGATACTCCAGATAATCAACAATTAATTGCAGATGCTTTATTATTAATTGATGATAAATCAGATCCAGATGGTATAGCAGCTGGATTAGTATTAGCATCAAATCTACTACAAGTTAATGAAAATCTTTTAACAGGAATAGGGGATGCCTTTCAAGCAATTAGAACTGGTAACATCCCTGATTTAATTACTGCTGCAGGTAGTCTTGCATCATATAACCCAAGAATTTTGAGTGCCATTGTTGGTGAAGGTGCTTCGACTTCTGGCCTATTATCGGGTGGGTTAGGTTTAGGTTCATTAGGTGGTATGAATTTTGATATAACAACAGCATTAAATTTTGTCAATTCAATCACTAAGATATTTGATTGTGATCCTAAATCAGAATGCTCACCGAATGACACGTTCACTATGCAAAATGGTGGTGGATCTTCAGATAAACCTAGCACTTCATCTATTGCAGATTCTGCACAAACCACTGCAAACTCTGTTTCTGAGAGAAGATCATATGGAACAAGTATAGAAAAGTTGAGTTCTAGTAAAGAAGGTGTTAAAATAAAGAAAGTATTTGCTAAACCAAAATCAAGAACAAAAGACCTAACTAATCTAGTTGGTTATGTTAAAGGTCAACCATATTATGGCCCATTTCATATTCATAAAAGAGGTGATGGAAGTTCTGTTAAGATGGTTGGTATCGCACACACAACAACTCCACATGATATCATATATGACACAGTTCAAGAGAGCCTAAACTAATGCCAATAACACCAGCGTCATTTGATAATATTAAAGTAGGATACATCAGCGAAACTGATGGATACATTAAAGATGTGTCGATTGCTGATGCAAATGCATATGCACAATTAAATCCAGAGACAGAATTTATCTTTATAGATGGAGATGAAAAGATTAGATTTTTGACAATTAATGAAGTCAATGCATTAACTCCCAAAAATCTACTGAGATCTGATCCTTGTCTAACTGGTGATCAACCTTGTGGCCCACCAAAACTTAAGTTTTTTGGAGGAGGTGGTGTTGGAGCAAGTGCAAATCCAGTCATCGATGTTAATGGTAACTTAATTGCAGTTGATCTTGTGAGTGGTGGCTTTGGATATACTTCACCTCCACAGGTTCAAGTTCTTGATCCTTGTAAAAATGGTAGTGGTGCTGTTCTTCAATCAATATTAGGAACTGGTGCTCTAACTGGAGTTGTAGTGCAAGTAATTGTTAAGGATAGTGGTCAAGGATACCTCCCACCACCACAAACAGTTCCACAATATCCTGCTCTCATAGAACTTACAGGTGTGACTATTACAAATCCAGGTTTTAATCATAATTGTGGTGTTGATACCATAGAGGTGATACCAAGTAATGGCACAGTTCTTTCTTACAGTTGTGATCCTTTTGGAAAGATAAGATCAGTATCTGTTGATAAAGGAGGTAGATTCACAGAACTACCACAAATTAGAATGAATACAGAAACTGGACTCAATGCATCTTTTGTTCCTGATTTTAGCATTATTCGTGACCCACAACCAATCGAACCTGTGTTAACAGATGTTGTTCAGGTATATGATTTGATAGGGTTAAATATTAATGGTTACGTTAATGGAAAACCGTATTATGGAAATGTTTATTATGTAAATGGTATTAGATATGCAGGAACATCTGCTAATTCTGGAACTAATATTGTGGTTTATGATACTCAACTTGCCAGTGTTCAAAAGAAACAGATTGAAGGCCAAATTGTTGCAAGTCAGATAGAGGAAACTGAAACTCAAGAGGATACTATCGAACCAATAAGTTCCCCAACAAGAGGAAGTTACTCTACTACACCAATAAGTGAACCATCAACGACTCCAGCAACACCATCAACAACTACAAGACCAGCGACTGGTGGTGGATATTCAACTCCATCAACACCAGCACCTGCAACACCAGCACCATCAACACCATCAACACCTAGCACACCCAGTGGTGGTGGCGGTGGTGGATACGGAGGAGGATACTAATGTCTGAGAAAAAGAATTTTTGGAGCCAAGTATGGAGTGCTATGAATGGCAGCATTACTTTTGGTAAGTTAAGTCCAAAAGGTGATGTCACTTCGAGTGTTGCCATAGAAGCAAGAGATGGTAGGCATTTTATGTGCTTTGATGAAAATGGTGATCGCACAGGTGGTACTTCATTGAGTTCACCTGGTGGAACTTGGATCACAACAGGAGATGATTTAACCAGAGAACAACAAGCAGTCATGATTCTAGCAAAGAATGGTGACATAACAATAAAGGCAGCAAACGGTAAGATTAAATTAGAGGCACTTGATATTGAACTCATTGCTAATGGTAATGCTCCACATGGTGTGCTTTGGGCAAAAGCAGAAGAGGCCTTGAAACTTGACTCAAAAAATGTTACAGTAGATGGAAAGCAATCTTGTAAAATGATGACAACAGGTTTGATGGCAGTAGAGGGAAAACTTGGTATGCAGATGATATCACCTCTTATTGAGGGAGTTTCTTCTGCTCTGGCTAAAACTCAACTACCCAAACCCGCAGAAATAAACAAGGAGTAACATGTCATTTTCATTAGACGAAATATTTTGTTATACAGGGCAACTTATTGTCGCTGCGAAGAAAAAAGTTCCTAAAGCATTAGGAGTAGGAGCAGCTAAAGTAGAACATACTGCATACCTTGAAGGTAACACTCAGATTGGAAAAGTTGATGAATTTTCATCAGCTAGTGCCACACTGATGGTTGGTAGAGAAGACACTATCGGAACGAGCCTTGCAATAAACACGAGAGGTAATCAAAAAATAGAGGGAGATGGTGGAACCACATACTCTTTAGAAGTAACAGGAGGTAAGGTTCACTTTACTGATGATTTAATATGTGATGCGATTGGCCCTACTAGTCTTGCTGCTAGATTTGGTGTGGCAGATAGAAAACCAGTAAAACCTTTTGATATTCAACACCCAACAAAAGGAGAGGGTTGGAGATTACGTTATGTTTCTTTAGAAGGCCCAGAATCTGGAGTATATTGTAGAGGTAGAGTTAAAAATCAAAAGATAATAAAATTACCAGAATATTGGAAGGATTTAGTTCATGAAGATAGTATATCTGTTCAACTACAACCAATTGGCCATCATCAAAATATTATTGTAAAGAGATGGGATAGTGAATTCATTTATTTACAAGGTCAGGGTGGAGGCCCCGTTAATTGTTTCTATCATGTTTACGCAGAGAGAAAAGATGTCAATCCTCTACTCACAGAATATGAGGGTAATAGCAGATATGATTATCCAGATCCAAACTTTAGTGAAAAATCTGATATTTCAATAGAGGATAGAAATTACGCAGATCCAAATTATAAATTCCCAAGAAATACTTACACAATTTGACAAACCGTATTGATTGTGCTATAATCATCATATATGCAACAATCACTAATGGATGATGAATACTTGACACGCTGTGTCGTTGATCCACTCAAACGTAAACTTTATCTTTATTCTAGTGAGGGTGATGAGAAAACCGTAGACTGTGAAACCGTGGATCAGTTTATGAATTTGCTACGGTTTGTGCGTGATACAGCAAGCGATGAGGTGTTATCATACGTTAATCCTCTTTAACGGCCACCAAAATTAGCTTTAGCTTCCAAAAAGGCGGGAAAAAAATCCCGCCAATTTTTTTGCCCTATTAGTTTTTTTATAAATACCTAAA